CACGCCTTCGTCATAGGCCTCGGTTTTTTTCCAGGGAGTTGTGAGTAGTTTAATAAACTTATATGTTATGAATAAATCTATAGCACCTTCTTTTAAATATTTGCTCATATTTTCCTTAATACATCTATAATTGTGTCGTCTAATGGAACATCAACATAACTATCTTCTGGTAAATAATTTAAATATACCAAGAAGGTTTTAACAATACTTTGTAAAGTATCATCTGTCTTTGACATTAATATCTCGGCACACACTTCTGGTCCCAAGACATTCCCTAAAATAATAATATGGTTAAGTATTAACCGTTCTTTTAATTCATCATCACGGTAATACCTATTAATTAAGCGATTGATATATTTAAATCTAGATATATCCTCTTTAAAATCTTCAGTTGTTGCCCACTTATCTCTTTGGTAATGCTTCGCAGCATATAACTCAAAGTTATTTTTACTTAATTCCATAATATTATTTATGTTTATTTTTTTGGAAACAATTCTTCTTTTAATTGATTTTTAAATTCTTTTAATTGTTTCAATAAACTTGATTTACTTTTACGCTTATCTAGTTCAATACCAATAGTTCTACCATACTCTTCTAAGTCATTCTTTGAGGACCTATTGGAATATGATGCAGCTTCAGATTTTTTCTTCTTTGGCTTAACTCCATTCCATTCATCTATAAAAGCTTGGTCATGTGGTTCAATTGATAATATTTCACCGCTTGGTGAATAAAAACCATCTGGCCCAGCAACAGTACCTACTGGCCAAGCCGCTTTATTCATTGTCATAATATCTCCTAATTATTTAAACATACATCTGATAACCAGTAATTTTTAAAACTATCTGATTCTTTCAGTTTCACCTCAACGTGATTGCTTCTTAGCTTATTAATTGTACCTTCTTGTCCATCATTAGTTACTATGTCATCATTCACATTAAATAGTTTGCCAGCCGCATACCTCTCACGAAGTTTTGAGACTGGACTTAATTTTATATCTTGCCTAAAGAATTTTTCTTCAGTCAAGCCCATACCTGAACGAACTGCATTCATTAGTCCTTTGGCATCTTTAAATCTTCTTGGTAGACCACTAGTAAATGCAATTAAGTCACCATCTTCAGCAGCCGCTCTCATCTTGGAGGCTGACATACCTTCAGCACCTTCAGCATCTGGGTCTCTTACACCGGCACTCATAACATCTATTACATCAAATTCATAAAATCCATGTCTGCCTTTTCTACCATTCCAATCATCTAAAAGTTTAACAAATTCTTGGTGTCTATCATCACCAACAACTAATTCAAATTCTGTAAATCCATCTTTATATGCAGTAACTGCTACATCCCAAATAGTCTTAACCTTAATGTCCATAAGGATATGCCTAGCATGCTTAGGAAATATCTTACGCATATATTTAATTTTAGTCTTCCACTCTAATGGATTTTTTTTAGCATCTTGTGATTGGGTTGCATAAACCCTATGTTCACCAGTACCCTTTTTCATACTAACATCTAAGAGTTTTTCATGACCAATAGTGGGAGGATTAAACCGGCCAAAGTTTACCGTGACCGCTTTTGCTGCGGCCTCCTTAATTAAATGTTCTTTAAAGGTTCTTAATGACATTTATTTAACCGTATTTCTGTTTTAACATTTTACCAAATGCTGGTGTCCAATCTGGATGCTTTGGCAATTTTTTTCTTTTTAAAACTAATTTGATTAAATCATCAACAGTAGTTTTTACTTTAGTACGTGCAACTGTTGTAGAGTTAAACACTAACGCATCATCATCAAAATAGATATCTTCATCATCTTCATAACCAAATCTAGCTGCGTGCAATCCAAATCTACGGTCTTTTAGCATATAATCAATTACTTCTTTAGGGTTGCTATCCCAGACAGTATCTCTACCGCTAACCCTTTCGTTTATTGAGGTAAATTCTTTTACCAGTTTGTCTATTAATTTCATATATTTTTATCTCCTTTAATCTGGATGTTTTATTTTTGCAGCATCTTTTACTGCTAAGTCAAATAGGTCAAGTGCAGTTATCATTCTGTCATAGATAGCCATATATAATCCGGAATTTCTACTCATACTTGGACCAACATCTGCATCCATTTGAAATATAAAATCTGCATGTTGTCTTAATTCAAATGCTGCTTTTTTAGTTCTTGCGACTTGTGTATACATTTGTTTTGGTGTCCAAAGCCCTTTAATGGGTCTTATCCTTTTAGCCTCATTAACATCTGTATATGGTATGGGTCTATCACCCATTTGTTCTAATGCTTGTTGGATATTTATTGGTTTTTCTTTCATCGTGATTCGGACTCCCAGCCTTTGATTATGTTTTTACTAAAATTATTATAACTGAATTCCATTCGGTCAACAATTTTGACGGCACCGTTAGTTAAATGGTCAATAGCAACGTATCCTTCGGCACCTGTTACTCTAAACCCATCTTTAGTCTTTACAAAAGTATTTATACTATCCATACTATCTAAATGTGTTAATAGCTTTCTCTTAGCGTACACAAGTTCATTCTGCATGTCAAACATGGTTATTAAATTAGCCTTATTATCATCATTAAACCATTCAAGTGCAGCAATTTTTGCTTCTTCTTTTCTATCTTTACCAGCATCTGATTTTAATTTTTCTATTTCTTTATCAAATCTGTCATGAATCCATTGAATTAATTCTTCAGCGTGTTGCGACGTGTTGCTAATCTCACTTTGCGTTCTAACCTTCGTATTTCGAAAGGTATTAATAAAGAGGTTAATATCCGTATTTGTAGATACGTCTTTAAGCGCATTAGCGGAGATTTTTTGAAAGAGTTTTCCTGCGTTGGATATGTGTGTGGTAATTTCATCTGTTTCCTTTTTGGTTAATGTGGCAACACCAGAAATATCTGGAAAGCTAGCAGATTTCTGCCATACACTTCTAGGTTTTTTAAATGCTGCTATAGATGGAGCAAAGCTTGCACTCATTGATGCAAAGTCAGCTCCTGAATAATAAGTATGCCACACTACGCCAATCTTTGCTGCTTTAATTTCTTTATCTGCTCCAACGGGTACTGCATATACTATAGTGTTTGGGTGAAAGGTTGTGTACTTTTTCCCATCAATTGTTTGTGTTTTAAGGTCTTTTTTAGTGAACATAATATCACCTTGGTAGACCCCCTGTCTTATACCAAGTTTTTTAAATTCTTGAAATGCTACTGTAAGTTTTGCTGCTAAATCACCAGAGGTATCGGCTTTAACATCCTTAACGCTCTTATATACCTTAGGATTCTTATTGAATATTCCTTTCTTTGCAACAAAAAATTTCTTATCATTTGGGTCAATACCAGCAAATACAGCTGGTGCACCGTCCCATTTAACAGTAACTTCTTTATTTGCATTATCACTACCACCTAACATATCTCTTAAATCTCTTAAAGCAAATATAGCGGCACGTGCACCAGCCACTCCACCATCTATAACCATATCTTCTATATGGACCATGTGTGTGTTCTTAGCTTCTATTATATGTTTTTTTAAATTCATTATGATACCGGAAAGAGTTTGATTTTATTTTCTGGAACAGTGGCTGTACCTTCAATATTAAAATTGAATGAACTTTCACCACTCTTTTTAAATGCTACTTGATGGTATTTAGCTACTTCTCCATCTAACTCAGCAAATATCCAACAATTAATTACCCAATATTTTTTATGGGTTCTATGTGGTACTATACCAACTTTTAATACTTTAATTTGTTTGTCACCTAACATTGGATTCTTTTGAGTGAGTTTACCAACAGTAATAACTTCAGTATCAGCTTTATCTGGATTACCATATACCTTAACAACCGGCAAATTAGTATCTCCCATAGACATAGTTTTAGCTAAGTTATTAACAACTTCAATACCATTACTTTTTACATCATCAATAATAGCTTGAATAATTGGAAATGATATGCAATTACCTATTAAAAAATTAATTGTTTCATCACTAATCTCAAATGCAGCTTTTTCAAAATTTACAGAAATATATTCACTATCTTTATTTTTTATAATATCATTAAAACGTGTATTAAGAAGATTTGTAAATTTTGTATTAGGAGAGTTTCTTCTACCCTTATCATTAACAATAGCATTAAACATTGCATTTTGAGACATTTCATTCATCACATCTTCTGCAATATATCCTTCACCAAGGAATTTGCTACCTCTAGTTATTTTTTGAATTTCTTTCATTGTAGATTTTTCATGGAATTTCACAAGCTTCTTCATAAATCCTAAAAGCTTTTTCCAATATTTTAATACAGCAACAGCAGCTGCTTTAAATTTATTAAACATTTCAGCACCAGCTTTTTGCATTCTTTTAACAGTATTTCCAAAAAATCCTTCTTGTAATAATTGTTCAAATTCATTATTCAATTCTAAATTTTCTTTAAACCATTTTACATCAATGCCAGCTCTAGTTAAAGTGTTTTGAACTTCTCCATCAACTGGGTAAGCACCTGTAAGAAGCTTTGTAATTTTACCAAGTCTAGCGCTACCTTCACCAAGTTTTAAAGATATTTGATACCATGACACATCACCGCATGTCAATTTGCCAGTGGTTTCATTCATATCAATTTGAATATCACTTCCCAATGCTTTCTCTAATTCTGCATATGTGCCATCAATAAGAACACAATCTGCTGTGTTCTCTTTAATAACACCTTCTATACCTTCTTTGCTTCTCATTAAACCATAATATTTTTTAATACCTGTCCAAATTACATAAGGCCTAGTAACTCCAGCATCTTTACGCCAAAAATAACTTCCATTAACTAAAGATATAACATCAGCACCAATTTCTTTATCTGCATCAAGGTAAATAATAAATTTTTCATAATCAGGAACAAAACTACGGATGGAAAAATCACCAGAAATCGTACCTTCTAAAGCAAGTAAATCTTTTTTGAATGTAGCTGGGGTTAATTTATTTGGTATGAATAATCCAATTGCTTGGAAGAATTCTAAAAAGTCTGTATTGTTTTTAATACCAAACATTCTTAATACTTCAGCTTTTTTATCACTACCTGAGCCAGTACCTTTAATAAGAAGTGTCCCTTTACCTGATGGACCTACTAAAGTAGGATAATCTGCTGGCTTAATATTTTTAAATATAGCAGTCTGAACTTTAATCTTCCCATCGGGAATACCTTTTTTAGAAACCGAAGAAGAGGTATCAAATATTAAAGGTATTGAATGCATTGGTAAGGTTTTTTTATATAACTTATCAATATCTTTTAATTGTGCAGCAGAATAAGGTATGTGTTTAATATCTTTAGGACTTGTATATTGAATTGAATAGGCCTCATCTATCTCATCTACATCTTCATATCTGGTTTGGCGATTTAATACCTTTGATAATTCTCTATGATTTAAACCAAAATAATCAGCAGCAATACCTTGAATCCTATTTGGAGTTAGACCTCTTGATATAATATCAGGGTCTCTTCTTAATGCTTTTATCATAAGCAAGGCGGCTTTATACTTATCTCTATTTTTGATTCTATTAATAGTGTGCCTTACTTTCTTAGGAAGCAGGTTATAAAATTTGAGAGCTTGTGCCTCATCTATGTGATTTTGAAAAGACTGCATTAAAAACCTTATATAATATTAGATATAAAGCTATTTATATCTTTAAAGATTTTTAATGATTTTATTCAGATTTCTAATCTTACTATATTTTTTCAGCTTTTGCAGCTTAGGTTCTATATTATCATGGATATTACCAAACTTAACATATCCATAATATTCAAGAATCATCATTACGGCCATTAAATCGCCTAATTCTTTTTCTAATTTAGCGACATTTTGTTCATCATACGGGCCAAATCTAATTAATTTTGCAGTTGCTTGGCTAACTTCAGCTGCCTCTTCTGACAATATTGTCAGTGTTTCTTTAATATTCATTACTTTTTAGGACCTAATATAAAGTCCTGTTTCTCCATAGCATCATCTAAGATGCTTTTTAATATATCTCCTACGGCTTGATTAAACTGGGGTTTACCATGAGGGTCATCCATAGTTGGATAATCTACCACCTCATAATCAAAATTTATAGATTGAGTTTCTTCATTAAGCTTTATAGATTCATATCTATAAATCACATCATGATACTCTCCACCCTCTAATCTAATATACCAATGGTCATCATCTCTACCATGTTGGTCTACAAATGTCCATCTATTAAATGGAATAAATTTAGGTTTTCTTTTTGCCATTCCTTCTTTGGTATGGTATTGCTACCCACCAATCAATTGCCATTGCCACTAAAGAAGTAACTACCATCATAACATACAATACTATAAAACCAACTATAAATATTGGTAATATTATTATTGTTGCTATCCATTCCTTTGTATCATCGATGTCCACTTATACACCTCTTAGAATTTGGATGACGCTTACATCTAAATGTACCATGACTTAAACGTTTTTTAGAGATTATATTTTTATTATGGTCCCTTTTATATTTAACGTGTGGTATTAATGTTTTACTCATCCATCTTCACCAAAGGCAAGTGATGTGTAGTATCATGGTAATTTCCATCATGCTTAAATCTTCGTGTAACTGTTTCTTTGGTCAACATACCATTAAGGTTAATTTTATATGTTATTAGTTCTTGATATAAAACACCTTTGGTACTTGTTTCAAATGCCGATTTTAACGGTCCTGGTTTTGGTTCATTCATTATCATCCTCCTTTGGGTGACCTGTCTTAGGGTCAACAGGATTTAATTTTTTAAATAAATCAACATAGTCATGAGGATTATCTTCACTATGGACAACCTCTGGCAATCCATCCCAGAATTTCTTATACTTATATCCTTTATATTTTGCATTGTCTGATAGTTTACTCATCTTCTACATCTACTAAATACATTACTTCAGCCTCTGCAAAAATAGCTTCAGCCAATTTATTTGATTTATCCCATTGAGAATTATATATCTGTGGTCTTGTGGCAATGACCTTTTTAATTCCAACTTGAATAATACCCTTAGCACATTCATTACAAATAGGTAATCCATAGACATATAATGTTGAACCTTTTAAAGATACACCAGTAAGAGAAGCATTATATATAGCATTCATCTCTGCATGAACAACTAATTCATATTTTCTTTCCCTATCAGCCCATCTATCTTCAGTATCACGTATCCTTCTTGGGAAACCATTATAGCCTTGAGTTAATACTTGGCCACTTTTACCAATAACTACTGCACCAACTTTAGTGCTTGGGTCTTTAGACCATGTGGATATTTCTTTTGCTAAATCTCTATATCGCTGTCCCCAAACTTGTGGTGAAATAGAATTTACGTTTTGGTAATTACTCATGTTTAAAGTCCTCATATTTATTTATCACTGGTGGGTCATCCCTTACATTTAAAGTTTGTGCGGTATCTTCCACATCATATAATCTCATTTTAGCTCTATCAACTCCAACAACAAACTTTTTATTTTTACCTGTTGGGTCATTATATCTATTCTTTAATTGTTTAATCATTAACTGATTTAAATCTTCTAACTCATCAGTAGATATAATAGCAAACATTAAGTCTGCCGTTGCTGGTAGACCAAATGATTCAGATGTATCTTCAAGTCCAATATCTGAACTGGCAAATCCACCTCTAGTAGTTTGTGTGGCAGTAACAATAGGTAAATTGTACTCTACTGCCATGCCACGCAATTCCTCAGCAATTGCTTTCACATAAGTATATGAATTTATTGCTCCACCAAGAGCCTTCATACGTGAACTTGCACATATATTTAAATAATCTATGCAAATTATATCAGGTTTAAAGTCTCTTTTAATTTTTAATTCTTTTAGTAATGCCCTAAAGTGAATAGCACTTGCAGCTCCTGTGGGATACTCTTTGACAATTAATTTGCCTACACCTTTATCGGTTAGCTTATGCATCTTCTTATCAAACATATCCTTTGACAAATTTTCTAACTGGTCAAGAGGTACGTTCATAAGGTTAGCATCTATTCTCTCAGCAATCCGTTCCTCAGCCATTTCTAAAGTAATATATAAAACATTCTTCATTTGGGTTAAAGCACCGGCTGCTATATGACACATAAATAGTGATTTACCTACACCAGTACCTGCCAGAGCCACGTTCAGTGACTTATTAACTAAGCCTCCTTTGGTTATCTCATTAAATTTTACTAAGTCAAATGGTAGATGTTCCTCTGCTCTATGGTAAAATTCATACCTAGCATCTGAATCATCAACATAATCATGCCCAACCCTTAAGTCAAAGTTAACTTGAAGAGCTTCAGATAATACTTCGGGTAATGCATTCTTATCTAATGTATCATGTTTGCCCTCTATAATATTAATAGAGTCCATGATTGCTAAATAAATTGCTCTATCTTGGCACCATTTTTCTGTATGTTCTATTAACCATTCAACAGTTTGCTCACCTTTTTGAACACTAATTTCAGGAATAAGAGCTAAAGAATCTGAACCAATCTTTGGATTATTTCTAAGTTCAATTGATAGTGCATCGGCACTTGGTAGCTTAGAAAATTTATTAACGAATTTAACTATCTCATTAAAGACAGCCCTATAAGGTTCTTCAAAATATCTGAGTTGTATATGAGGGATTACACTTCTAGTATAATCCTCATTCAACATTAAGTTACGTAAGATTAATGTCTCAATCTTCATCATCCCAACCTTCTTCTAGGTGTGAGACTTTAATCATATCGGCATGGCCAATTTCATACTTACGTTTTAGAAATTCTTTAAAGTCTGTATTAGCAAAGACAGGTTTCCAAAATGATTCCTTAAGTGTTTCAGCAATACGAACCTTTTTATCTTCTATCTCTCCTGTCTTTTTATCAACTTTAGAGTACCAACCAATGGTAGGTTTAACTACATAACCACCTTCCATTGCTGCATCTAATAGACCAGAATATTCCTCAATGCCACCTTCCCATGTTACAGATATAGGAATCTTAGATTTTTCTTTAACAAACCTAGACTTTTCTACATTAATAATAAAGTGATAGCCCATAATTTCTGTACCCTTTTTCTCTTGTTGTCTACCAAGAATCCAAATATTATCACTTGAGTAATAAATACCTGTACCACCTGATACAATAGCCTTAGGGAATAAACCAATCTCTTGGTATGTGTGATTGACAGCAAGTAATGGAATATCTCTCATTGTGAGATATGGTGTGGTCATTCTAAATAAACCTTTAAGAGCTTTTGCCCTTGACATATCTGCTACGGATTTCTCACTCATAGTGTCATCTAATTCTTTTTTAGAAGCTAAGTTACCAATAGAGTCAATCATAATAATAACTTTATCTTTGCGTTCGATATTTTCTAATTGGTTAATTAAATCAAACTTCAGTTCCTCAACATTAGTAATGGGACTATGGAGTACTCGGGAAGTGTCAATACCGAACGACTTAAAGTATTGCTGGGGTGAGCCAAATTCTGAATCATAAAATAATAGAACAGCATCTTTATATTTGTCTAAGTATGCTGCGGCTATTAATAATCCAAATGATGTTTTAAAATTCTTAGATGGTCCTGCCAATACAGTCAGTCCTGAGGTTAGTCCACCATCAGGGTCGCCTGATAAAGCGACATTAATCATTGGAACCTTTGTTGGTACCATCTCTTGATTAGAAAAAATCTTGGATTTGTCAAGAGTATCAGTCTCCTTAATCCTAGAATTCTTCTGCAATTTATCCATTATACCCATTATTTAGCCCTCATACCTTCGTCAATTAATTCATCAATACGGGAATTTAATACTCCAATTGTTGTATGTAAATGTCCTGTTCCATTAGGCTTAAGTCTTTTAGTTAAAACTTCTACTTCCCCACGAAGTACTTTAATTATATTAATACGTTCATCACTTGTCATTTATATCTCCTATTATTTCAAGTATACTACTATTATATCATAAATCTAAACCAAAGTAAACAGATTTACATAAATTTATCTAAAGTTAATGGCTCACTTTCTAGGGATTTTGACTTATTATCTTGTATTATAAAGTCATCATATATCATTTCACATCCACCTTCTAAAAATCTTTTAATATTATATGCCATATCCTCAGCAGTAGTCACTGGAACATTTTGACATAAGTGATTAAGATTTCTCTTTGGGTTTATCATAATAAAATCTTCTGGCAATTTCATAACAGCCATTGCCTCTCTATATGTCAAGTATCTATCTTCATCTGGGTGAGTTAATTTAAAAGGTAGGTGAGCAACAAATGCTCCAATAAAATCACATGGGATTTCAGTACCTCTTCTCATTATATTGGCGCCTTTAACTGATAATTTAATTCCCATAGCTCTAGCTTTTTCAGCCTTTTCATTTTCATTAATAGTATCTAACCAATCTGCATAGTCATTATAATTACTATGAACTTCTATATAGTCTTGAACATTAACACTTCTTTTTAGTGTCTTTTGAAAATCATAATGGCTCATACCATTATGCAATACTTCCAATATATATCTGTAATGCAAATCATCTTTACTTGGTATATTTGGATTAGTTAATTCTGACATAGGGTCAGCCATATCAAATTTAGTATTACGTATTAAGTCTTCTATTCTCTCATTAGGTCTATCATACCATTCAAACATAGGTATGGCATCTCCTTTCCAAAAGAAATAAAATGACCTATCCCGTACTTGACTTAATCCATGTAATATGCTTTTTGTTTTATATAAAGAAAATGTATAGCCATTCTTTTTTGCTAAGGCTCTTAATTTTTTTACAACCGGCTTGCCCAAATTGGTAGCTAACCTTGGAGCGTTTTCTCCCCATAGTACCTTTGGACCTACTTGTTCTAAAATGTATTCTGCAGTCTTAGCCATATAATCATTTATTTCTGCCTGACCTGATGGCGCAACGTTTAAAGAAGAAAGACCAGCACATGGACATATAGTATTAACAACATCAACATATCTTCCATTCATCTCACCTTCGGGACCTTCACCTTGTTGTCGACCATGCCAGATAAATCCATTCTTACGTTTATTTTCTAATATATAATAAGGAACATAATTGGCACCATCTTCAGGGTCACTACATTGCTTTCTATAATGTTCTACTATATGAGCATCATTAGCTTCAAATTCATTATATGACATCATGTATGCTGGCCTTTTGCCAAATACATTTTCCATTGCAATTGTTCCACCTCCAATAAGAGGTACTATACTAGCCCATTTCATTTAATACCTTTTGTAAAAATCTTGTTTGTCGTCCAGAATCGTCATAGTGTAATGGAATACATGTAGCAACAAGTAATAATCCACCTTTTAATATAATATCTTTTGGTAAATCATATTCATCTAACTTGCGAACAAATAATTCTTTTACGTATTTATTATGTGGAACATCGGCAACAGCTGCATTATATCCATAATAACAGTCATGTGCTAACTTAGCCCAATCATAAATATCATCTCCTATTGTTCCAACCTTTCCTCCATAGTTTCCTCTTGGGTCAAGGAGTTTAAACTGGTCTGTCTGTTGGTTATATAATATATTAGCAAAGTGTAAATCACCATGCATTCCAGTAATTGGAGCTGTGTGTTTATGAACTTCATAAGCCCAATCTAATAATTTAATTTTAATACCTTTAGGAAAACCACCAATCCTAGATAGTCTTTCTTCTGTTTTGTCAATCCACATCTTTCTAGATAATCCTGAAAAACTATCAATGTTACCTACGTTTTGTATTCTATTATTAAAATACTTTAATTTAATTTGAAATATTCTATCCATTATATAATCCCAATGGGAATCAGGCATATTTTCATATAGCATTATATCACTTAATAATGTACCAGATTCATATGACATAATTAAATCAACTTTATGTGGTAATATTCTTGGTGTAAATAATGATTGCTCTGGAGTGAGTGTATCATACCAGGCTTTTTCATCTCTTAATGTTTTTATACTATGTTCATTATGATAGTCAGGACCTTTTCTTATTGTACCAAGGTCTGAATCAAAGTGCAAATTATTAAATGCGCGAGCTTTTGTATTTAAAAGAGCTGCACAGGTTTTAAAATATCTAGGCAAATCACCAATGTCATACCATAAATTAGTGGTTACATTATTGAACTCTCCATATATTTTTAGAGCGCCTGATATATCAGAATCTTTAGTTTGTTGAAATGCATCTCTAGCACGAACACCATCTTTAAAAGAATATAATCCAACTAATGCTGTACCATTTGGAATTGGTTTATCTGGTTTATTATAATAATCTAAACCATCCCACATACACCAATTTTTATGGTCATCTACAATTTTAGTTAAAAGAAAATCTGTACCTAATGGCATATCTTTTTCTAAAATAATTGCATCACCTAACCAAACAACAACTGGTTTACTTGGGTCTTTTAAAGCATTCATACCAATACTAATGGCATCCCTTGGTCCATCAAAACTTGGTTGATTAGCAAATTCTATATTTGGATGTTTTACCTCACAATACTCTCGGATATCTGTAAACTTTCCATCAATAATAACCACTTCATCAACACTGCCATTGACAGCCTCTATTATATAATCAAGGGTTGGTTTACCATTAACACGCACCATAATCTTTGACGTGTTGGAAGATAACGGTCTTAATCTTGTTGCTGCTCCAGCTGCGGGTATTACTAAATTGAATCTGTCCATTCTTTAAATTCCTCTAAGTTCATTGACTTATCATCTACATACCAGGTAGATGAATAGGGTTTGCCCCATATAATTTCATCGTATGGAACGTCATGTTCCTTTAACCAATTAATAGTTATATCACCTACATCTGCTATGATTGCTTCTACATCACCGTCATGTGTTAACATCCTTCTGGCTGTAAGTAAAATAATTTTAAATCCTTTTTCCTTTAATCTTCTCATACCATTTATAACATCATGGTTTGGAGTTGATAATCCAAATCTTTCAGCCGAGCTTATTAAATCCAATCTGGGAAATGAGATTGTGTGGTCTATATCTATTACTACTGATTCTCTATTTTGTTTCTTAACTAAATCCATTATGTAAAAAAGTCCTCTAAGGAAATTTGGCCATCATCTTTTAATTCTTGTTTTGATTTATATACTATTCTTTTTTTCTTTTCAAAATAACTTATGGTTTGATTCATAATTTCTTTTGCACCCAACGCTGGTATATGATTTTCCATTACATAATTAAAATGTTCTTTTACATCTGTATTATAAACATTGTCTAGGAATGTATCATGGTCCCACTTATCTGTTTGTTTGCCAACCTTGGTTATATGTTCTAGCATTGGTGGTATTATATTAGAAGCATCAGTTTCTGTTTTAAGAAATTCTATACCAGCATCTAAATATCTATTATAGGCACCTTCATCTTTTGAAATTCTATGTATTTGCTCTTTAGTATTTTCTAAATCATTTCTATCAGACCAAATAGCTATATCATGGTCAGAGAATGGTTTACCATTTTCAGCATTATTATATAATCCATAGTCAATATCAAATATTGGAACTGTCCCTACAGCAATTATTTCCATTTGAGCGTATTCAAATCTATCACCATAGTTATGTCTTTCTTTTGGTAAAGCATAACCACTATATCCAAACATACTATTAGCTATAAGGTTCATACCCTCTTGATATTCATAAGGACCAAATGATTCCATTAGTTCTCTACCAGCATAATAAGTATATCCATTAAACTTTGCTTGATATTCTGTTCTATCTATAATATCAAACTTAGCTCCAATAGACCTTTCAATTCCATGAATCGCATAATGAAAATCTTTATCCATTTCCCAGAGGTCAATTAATCTACTTGGGTGTTTCATTGAAGTCCAACGACTTGCGTATATACAAGATTTATTTTTGTCCTTAAATGGTATTCTATATTCTTCATAGTCAGAAACCGTTATAGGTAATTTCATTCTTGCTATTCTTTCACCAAGCTTTTTATTGGTTAAAATACCAGCCATATCCTGTGAGTAAGTGGTCTCTGTAGAGAAATTAAATATTATATCAGCAGCATTAGATATTGCTAGGTGAATTGGTATTCTGTCATAGTTCATTCTTTTAATCTCATGCATCATACTAACCAATATAGGTTTCTTTATTTGTAGAACTAAATCATAATAGAAACTCTTAATGGTTTCTCTTTTATGCATGGGACTTGGATAACTATTTAATATTACAATATCATAGTTGTCATTTAATCTCTTTGCAACATCTAGCATCTCACTAGGTTTAAAAGAGATTGATTCTTTAATATGACCACCCGACCTAACAAAGCTTCTTTCAACTAAATTAAATATATCAATATTGTCTGGGTCATAGCGTTTCCACTCATAACCATATTTCTCAACGCCACATCCGTCTAAGCCTTTTCCAAATACTATTGCTATCTTCATATGTATACCTTTGGTTTAACTAAGTCAAAATGTTTTTCATATACATGGAGGTTTTGAACCTGCCAAATCATTGTTCCTACTTCTACACTTAAGTCATTTGCTAATTCATGTAATACATATTGTTGCCATGCATAATCATTTTTATATCCATACACAACGTCATTACTGCGCATTGACACTGAGCAATGTAATTTGTCATTACGAATATAATAAGCTACTGAATTGGTACATATAAAATCTGAACATCCATCCATATCATATTCATTCCAAATTTCTGGTCTATTATAAATCATCATAGCTCTTCTGGAATTAGGATTAGCTTTTAATTCTTTTAAACAATTTTCATATTGGTCATAATTATCTTGGTGCCAAATTAAATAACCATAATTAGAATGAATCCAACCTTCTGGAGATGCAGCATATTTCCATGCCTCTGGTGGATTCTTACCAAATCCATATATGTCATTAATGTTTAAAGACATAGATTGATACCAATCAATTTCTTTTTTAATGTATTCTATATTGGGTGTACCAAATATTGCAGGTTCATCTGCTTCAAAACTTGCACCAATTAATTCAATACACTTAACACCTGTCTTATCTATTGTTTGACCATAATTGCCACCTTGTTTGGCGCCAATAAAATAGTCACGAACATCTGATACTTTATATGGTCTTACTAGCATTATATCTATCATCCATTTCTGGATGCTCCATTTGGTGTACCATTAAAATTAACATTTGAGTTGTAGCATGTGCTAAATGAGATTTGCCAGATTCAGGGTCAATATCTTCACCTTCCCAAAATTTATTTAGGTGACGTTGAATAGAAGAATAAGTGCGAGCCCATTCTGTTTTGTCACCATCATCTCGCCAATTATTCATACCATATTTTTCAGCACCAAACCGAAATACATCGGCTACTTCATAAAGAGGTTCAGGTGGAATTAGAGCCATAGGTGGCTTTTCTTTATCAAATTTCATATACTTATATTATAACATAGTTTTAGCGCAAAGTAAATAGACATCTACAACTTTATATCCAGGTTTAAATTGGCTGTCCCCAGCCATTTCAAGTGTTAGTTTAGCAGTTGCACAGCCTATATGCTTATATGTAACTTTGTCATTTCCTTTTAAAATTTCATCGCCATCTTCATCAGATTTAATAAAATTAAAATGCGTAACCACTTTTTTTTCAATTGCATGAATCATTTGTGGACTAATTTCAAACCATTTAGAAGCAATTACTTTATTATCAAATCTTCTCCAATCAACATTATAGTCAGGCCAATATTTAGCTAGCTTTCCATCAGTTTCAAATGTAGTATCTTTTTTATCTACTAATCCCTCTTTAAGGAAATGCCATTCAAGAAATTCATAATCCATTCCCTTACGGCTATCATAATTTATTGTTGGGTCTAACCATCTTTCATTTTGTTCTTTTACAAATTCTTCAGGAATTACAAAAGTTTTATTTGTAAATACTGAAAATGCTTGTGATAAAGCTTTTAATTTTTGATGGTCCTTTAAGGCAGCCGTATCAGTTATTAGAGTAGACAAATTCAATTGCTCTATCGGCCTCTTTATCAAAGGGTCTTGATTTATACCAGTTTCCATTCTCATAATCTATTTCCTTGCATAATGTGGTGATTTCCTGTGCGGTGATTGGATATTTTTTACGTATCGCGTTACCCGCAATTGAAACCATAATGGCATACATCTTTGCATACCAGCCTGTGTCAGTTATTTCATTGTATTCTTTAACTAACTTTTTATTAACAAATGGACAATCTCTATAATTATTCCATGTCACACTTGTATTTGTCATTGAATTTTTACGGTGAGCGAGTACTTGTGTTCTCATTTTTGGTGGTAGGTTATCTAATAAAGAACCAGACCTCTCCACATAATCATGTTTGCTTATGATTTCAAGTGGGTCCATATCAACACCATTAAAATTATTGTATATAAAATTATATGCACCTTCATATTTCCCAGGGATATAATACATACGACTTAAATCTTTTGTTTGAGGGTCACCAACATCTCCTAACTCTTTATTGAGAGCATACCAAAAATGTTTAATTGAATTTTTTCCTATGGCTTTTGATAATGGAAAGACCATTCTAAATTTTGGTTTTTTATATGTAGATGATGCTGTGCTATAACATATATAGTTCCATTTACTATACTTTTCAATTATATCTTTTGTGAGGGTCTTACCATGCCAATTACCTTCATCTATATCTACTGCACACCAACCAGCCCAACCTAAAACATTATCGTTTGCCCTTGTTGTTTTTTCTGTATATATGGCGGGTGATATTAAAGGAGCTGATTTTTTATCTTTACGAGGCTCTTCTGCTAAATCAAAAAACATTTTTTCAAAAGACATATAAGAGCTAAAGTTTAAACGCTTATGCGTCTTATTATCATATATTGATTTAAATATTGTAAGTGAATAATTCAAGTTACTTTCTCAATGTTTCCCTGTTTCCATCTTTTATATTCTGTTGAAAATTTAGTATGTTCATTAACAGTAAGGTCATGAACAGTTTTACCTTTATACCTTTGCAACCATAAGTCATAAGTATGTGTTTTAGAAAATATAAAATCGTTCCAAGATTGCTTAGCCATAATTAATGTACCTTTGGTATTTCAGATGTTGGAATATCATCCCGACTTTTTAATATATGTTCAGTCATTAATTTAAATTCATCTTCAGATAACATGGCTTTATAAATTTTCATTGCTTGTGCCATCATTATTCCTGCAGCCATTAACGGCTCATGATTTATTGTTAATTTTTCATACTCTTCATATAACTCATCCATTATTTTACCTCATCTTTTCTAATAGTTTCAACTGCTCTACCATATTTTTCAATAGCATCTGGTGTCCACTTAGTATTATACTTACCACTAATTTCAGTTCTAGCTTTATTTGCTTTCATTGCTTTTTTTAGTAGCTCTTTGTCATGTATCATTTTTTCTAATGCTGCCTCTTGTTCATCTGTCCAAATTTCTTCTTGGACATTACCCTTATGGGATTGAGGTATAAGACCGTGATTACCTTCATGACTTGGATTTTTCCAACCTTCAGGTTTAACCATATCTGGAATTCCCAATGGATTTGGTCTTGTTTTATTTTCTCCAAGGTCCTTTGCCATGTTAGCTTTTAAAACTGTATCCCATGCTTTGTGTGGATTAACACCCATAGCATCTAAAGTTCCAATAGCCACAACACAAATATCAATAAGACCATCAACAAGTTCTTCAGAATCCTCATAAATAATTGCCTCACGTGTTTCTTCCATTTCCTCTTTAAGGAAATCATATCTAAATTTTATATACTTACGCAACATAAAAGGACTAGCATTTGCTATCCAATCACGTACGCCAAATTTGGTTTGCATTCTATTAATATCATTTACCCAATCTGCACTCATAAATTTCTCCTTTTGGTATATTATATCACAATTAGTATTGAATGTACATAGTTAAACGAAAAAAGATTCTAAAGAAATAGTCTTTTCACTTTTCCATCCAACTGCATCTAATACTGGTTCAATCGCACTAATAAATGTCTTTTCAAATTGGAGGTTATAATCTATATAATCCTCAAGCTTAAATTGCTTTGGTAAAAAATCAATAAATGAAATGACATTCTCTTTTATAGGATTTGGCATAACAAGGTATGTGAATTTAACCTTATCGCCACCATGTATTTTTTCTATTTTATTATTTAGTTTTTTATCTCTAATTAATTCATTATGTAATATTGCTCCCCTCACATGAATAGGTGTACCCTTTTTATATATAGATTCTTTGTCTATCCATTTGCGAATATTCTGGACGGACCGAGGAAAACTAACTTCCTCAGCTGCCGCTTGAGAGAATACTTTCTTAAAATTTTGTATATCGGCTTGAACTGTTATCTCATCAGTCTCAATAATTCTTTTAAACATATCTTTTAATGCTTCCCTGCATATTGCTGGAGTACTTGACTTGATAGCTTCAATACCCATAATTTTTAAATGTGGATTTGTATAACGAACTCCTTCATTGTCATATACGTTTAATATGTATCTTTTCTTTGCTGTCCATATACCTCTATTAGCAATTACTTCTCGTCCCATAACCATTTTGTTTTCATAACCACCAAGTGAAATATATAGCTCATTAAAAGCTTCTTTAAGAGCGTCTTCTATTGCGGTGGAACATAATTTATCTAAAAAGTTAATAGGGTTTGCTGGTTTAAAACGTTTAATAAATTCATCAAGGGTGACATACACTGAATCAGTATCAATAGCAATCACATAGTCTTTGTCAGTTTTTAAAGTCTTATTAAGATATTCATTCAAATATTTCTCTGCCCATTTGATAGTTGCTTGGCCAGTTAGAGTAATAGCTTCAGCAATTCTCATATCAAAATACCTAAACCATTTATTACCTATAGCGCCATATAAACTATTAAGAAGAATCTTAAGAGCCATTTGCTGATTTTTAGCTAAGGCAATACGCTTTTCAATATCATATTGCTCTGATTTACTGCCGGACAATTCTAATTCTTGTTCAGCTTTAATTTGTTTTTGTTTGAATTTAACCCGTTCATCATAGATTTTTTGGATTACTTGTGGGAATACACCACGCTTTTTACAATCAAAGCGGGTACCATTAACAGCTAATCCTGTATAGTAATGTGTATTTTTAATTTTATTATTAAGAACAGATTCAACATTAGTACCAGGCTCATCATCAAGTAATATAGTCTCAGGTGACATATTGTATTGCATAATAATTGATGGGTATAGAGAGTTCAAGTCAAATGAACATACCCAATCATGCATTCCCACTTGAGGTTCTTTAACATATCCACCAGGATATGCGCTTTTAAACGATTCCTCATTTTGTGGTATTGTTATTTTATATTCATATAGATGTCTATAAATTAATGAATCCCAAATAGCAACAGTCCCTAGAACTGAATCATAATTGACACCACCTTTATATGCCATTGTCAAACATAAAGTAATAAGTCCAAGCTTATCTTCCATACGGTCTATAAGCTCAACGTCTTTTATATTATAATCAATAAACTTTTGATAGTCATTTGTATATAATTCATTTAAATTAGAAGCCTCACCGAAGTCAAGTTTCTTTTCACCAAGAACTATATTAGCAATATGGTCTAACTTATAAGATTCTTGTGGACCATGTTGATAACTAAACTTTTTAAAGATAGGCATATAGTCAAGAATAGTAATACCTTTTAATTCATATCTAGTACGGACTTGCCCGTAGCCTGTATTGATTTCTCTTTTGTCTATCATTCTCCAAGGAGATAACAATTTCTCTTTATTCCCACCATTGACTTTTGCTATTCTATTAACTAAGTACGGGATATCAAAAAATTCTATATTCCAACCAGTAAGAACATCAGGGGAAGTGTGATTCATATGAAATACAAACTTGTGGAGTAATTCTCTCTCGTTCTGACATTTAATATATCTTACCTCATGAGTTTGCATAAGGGATTTACTCTTGTCATAATCGCCACAACCAAATGTATAATAGACATCATCTATATTGTTTTTCATTGTGATGGCTGTAACTTCTTGGTCAGCTATATCTGGGTCAGGGAAACCCTCTCCATATTTTACTTCAATATCAAGTGAAGTAACATTAATAATATTTCTATCCCATTCTATATTCCCAGGGAATTTCTCATTAAGAAATTGCGCAACAAAATTAGTATTGCCATACACTTTAAAGTTAGGAACATCTTTATATTGTTTTATAAAATCAGTAGACTCACTCATACTTCCAAACACAACTGGTTCTACTGGTGTGCCATCAAGTGCAGTCCAGCTGACTAGAGTCAGTGTTTTATCTTCTTTGCTTGGGACGAATAGGGTTGGTGCAAATGGAACAGTATAGCTTACTTTTTTACCATTCTTATAACCAGTATATTTGATTACTTTTCCGTGACGAAAAGCGTTAGTGTAAAAAGTATTATTCATGGTACCATTATACCATAAATCGCATTAAAAGTAAATAGATTTATGTAAATATTTCTGCTTGTGTTGGTTCTATTAATTTGATTTTGCCTTTAATCATATCTTCATATTTTGTTTGGAGGCCTGCTTCAGGCTCGCATATAAACATAATATGTTCTTCTTTAATAACTAATTCGTCCATTTCGCAATAAGACAAATAAGGCATAAAACTTATTCTGCCAGTACCTCCTGGTTCAGGGATTAATATTACTGGGTCTGTTACAACTGTTTGTTTTTCATTCATATCTTTAATACCAACCAATATTTCCTCACCCGACGTAAGCCGGATTAATCTAATTAATTCATTCATAATTTACCTGTGTTGTTTTGATTTATAATCTTTGATTGCTGCTCTAATTGAATCTTCAGCTAAAACGGAGCAGTGTATTTTAACTGGGGGTAGGTCAAGCTGGCTAACCACCTCTGTATTTTTTATTTCTTCTGCTTGGTCGAGTGTCATACCCTTAAGCATTTCAGTAATAATAGAAGAGGAAGCTATTGCAGAACCACAGCCATAACATTTAAATACTGCATCCTGTATAATATCTTTCTCTACTTTAATTTGCAGCTTCATAACGTCACCGCAAGATGGAGCACCTACCATACCAGTCCCAACATTCTTATCACTCAAATCCATTTTACCCACATTGCGTGGATGATTATAGTGGTCTAATACTGCGTCTGAATATGCCATAAGTGCTCCTTAGTATTTATTTACCCAAGCAATAGCTTTTTAGCGTGCTTAGGTAGGTCACCTAAATTAATTGTTTGAGGCTTGTCCTCTTCTGGAATATCGTTCTCCAAAATAACTACAAGCAATCCATCAACAATGTCAGCTCCAACGACCTTAATGGTCTCGCTTAATGTGAATGAACGCTCAAACGCTCTTTGAGAAATACCCCTATGGGTATAATCTCGTACATCGCTACCACCTTTATGTTTACCAGTGATAGTTAAAACACTTTTCTCAAGTGTTAGGTCAATGTCTTCTTTTTTAAATCCCGCAACAGCGATTTCAATTAAAAAATGACCATCATCTCTTTTAATAACATTATATGGTGGATATCCAACGCCTCTAGCGCGTTCGACATTCATTTCAGATAGTGTGTTAAAGAGAGAATCAAATCCCAGGAATGTATCTCTTGGGAAGTTAAATGCTAAGTTTGACATAATGTCCTCCTATTAAATAGCAAGGTTAAAATTGTAGCAAAATGCTACGGTTATTGACAGACCTTTCGCATCTGTCAAATCTATTTATACATATATTATATCACAGTTTGGTGTAATTGTAAACCGTTTTATTAATTTATTTTGCTCTTTTATTTCTTCCATCATTTGTATATCATCTATATACCATTCATAATTTGGGTATGTTATATTCCAGCCACCTGCTTCTTGCCACCAATTAAAACATTCATCATTATCTCTAACTACTGCAACAATTTTACTTTCTGGAAATAACTCTACACATATTGCATCTTTGGTCCATAGTAATTTCCTTTATGACCAGCATATTTATGATGTTTATATATTTTGTCAGGAGTATAATCAGTCATATCTGCATTATGCTCCTCTCTAATTTTTTGAGAGATACCACTCCACATACTTCCTGGAGCACCTGTTACAAATATATAATTCTTCATCCTCTCAAATCAGTTCCTTCAAGCTGTGTTGGTACCTCAACTTCTATTACAAGATGGTCTTTAAATATGCTTGCTAATCCTAATGCTTCTGTATTAAAACGAATTAAATTCCTAAGAGCATCTTCAGTAATGAATGACATAAGGGTATCTCTATGTGCATTACCTTCATCACCAATCTTCCATTCATATTTACCAACTTTAGCTTCAATAGCAGCTACTGCATCTGGGTCTAAACTCATTTGATGTAAAGCATTCCTTAAAGCAAATGTATTTTGATTTCCTTTATTTACCCATAAGGCTTTTTGCATACCATCTCTAAATGATTTGACAAGCTTATAAGCATCATAAAATTCTCCACTTGGTGGTGCATCCCAAAGCTCTTCAAATAAAATTTCTAATTGGAACCCAGGATAGTTAGGGTCATCAGCATGACTTCCATCTGCTTGGAGTATACCATGATGGAACCATATTTCTGCTTTGTCATTTGGTTCAACATGTTTTTTATATGCAGCTGGGTTTTCCCTTGTACCATTTAGTTCACCACGTTTAAATGCAAGTCTACGTTCACCACCTGACATTCCATTAACCCAAGTCACATGCTCACCAAAGCAAGCAATATAATAATCTATTGATGTAGATTTATTACCACATATTAATAGGGCCATAGCAAAAGCTTCGGGAACCATACCCGAACCAGCAGCAAAAATTGGATGCGTCATATCTGCTCCAATAGCTTTACCAGCTATAATATTTAAATTCATAAGACCAATAGAGTCATAATCATTATAGTCATAGTCAACATTCTCTTGTAAGAAGCTAACTCCATTACCACCATGTGAAACCATAACAATCTTATCAGATACTCTTAAAGAGTTATGGAATTCATTAAAGCCAGGAATATCTCTTGCTCCTGGTATATGTTTAATGTGTATCTTTTCTCCTAAGAATGGCTCAAGTTGTTCTGCAATAATTGCAGCCCATTGGCTTGTTCCAGCTCCAGGTTTTTGTGGTACAACAAAGACATAATCAGCTAAGGCTGATGTTGTGAATGCTATAAGGCAAAGTGCGATTAATTTTTTCATGCATACTCCAGTTTGTTTTTTCTTATAGATAATGTTGCCATTGCTATAATTGTTATAATTAAAATAATAAATATTGGCCTAGTCATAAGAGTATCTATAGTATATAAAGCACTTAATTGTAGAGTCAATGTTTCTACCTTTATGGCTAAGATGAATGCCATCAACAAAGCCGGTCTACTATATTTATATGCTTTACAAAAGACTCCAAGAGCCGAGCATAATATCAATATAGCATAGTCCTCCCAACCACCAGTGTATTGAGCACAAGCCCAAGTGATAAACACTACAAGGATTGGGAAATAATATTTATATGGCCATGAGGATATCTTTGAAATGTATCTATTAAACACAATGCATAATATACCTACTAAAACCGTAGCCCACATAAATCCAAATGTGAGACTATCAAAAAATCTTGTATCATAAGCAAGGTCAGGTGTTCCTAATTCAAATCCTAATGTCATAAATAAAGCCATTAATACTGCAGCAAAAGAAGCACCAGGGATTCCAAATAAAACTGTGGGAATCATTGATGTAGCCTTTTGAGAATTGTTAGCTCCTTCTGAACCTATAACACCTCTTATATTTCCTTTACCAAATTCTTCATTAGGATTGGCAGCAACGGCTGAACCATACGCCATCCAATCTCCCATAGCACCACCAAGTCCTGGAAGGAAACCAATAAAGGCTCCTATTGCTCCGCCTCTTATTGAATCCCATCTATATTTCCATGCGGCTTTAATTCCATCTAAGGTTTGACCTTTGGTATTATGTGATATGGTAGTTTTATCTCCTTTTCTCCAACCATCTAATATTTCAGGGAAGGCAAATAGACCAGCAACCATTGGCATAATTTGAATACCAGCTCCTAGATATTCCCAACCGAATGTCCACCTATCAGCATTTGTCACTGGGTTAGTACCTATACTTCCTAAGAATAATCCAATTAATATAGCCATTAAGCTTCTAATCCAGAATTTATTAGATACAAATCCAACACAGGCAAGAGCTAACATAACAAAAGCCCACATCTCTGGGACGCCAAAGACCATCATAAGCTTTGTATACCAAGGGAGTAAGGCAAATGTAAGTGTTCCCCATAGGAGACCATTGACAGTTGAGGTTGTTATTGCTGCTGTAAGAGCATAGGTTGCTTTGCCTTGCTTGGCTAGAGGGTGACCGTCGACCATTGTGGCAGCGGCTGAGTTAGCACCTGGGATACCTAATAAGATTCCGGAGTATGTATCACCTGTGGTAGAGGCTGCTACTACAGCCATACAGAATACAACTCCTAAGTACGGGTCTGAGAAATAAGACATAAAACCAAATAGAACTACAAGACCTGTGGTGGCTCCTGCTGCTGGTATCAATCCAATTATAAGACCATACAATGTGCCTAATAACAATGCTAAAATCATAATATAATTTTACTTTATTCCAATATTATACTTGGGACAAAGTTCCCAATCTCCTTTTTCTTTATGTGATATTATTTTAATTTGATTTAATGGAGCTGTTTCTCCTACTGGTTTAACAGTTTCTAATAATCCCCAATCAGACATGAGTGTAACAATTGTGTTACGTCTTTGGAGGTCATTCTCTGTTAGATTAGATGGTTTGCCATCTAATAAGAATAACTCTTTAAAGTGAGTTATAAAATACCTACCTTGCTTATGAAGGATATGGCATGATTGAAATAGTTGAGAATCTCTTTTGGACGCTACGCCCATACGTGTTAATGTTTCTCTGATTTTTAAAAAGTCATCCGGCTCAGCTAGAGTTACTTCCAGCATCATGTCTGGTGTCCAGCTAACTAGATTGTCTTTGTGTTCCGCCATGATTTATTCTTCCTCTTATAATTTTAAGGGTTTCATTACTTAAAAGCGGAAGTACATCACGAGCTTTTTCGTTGCTATAACCATAATATCTTTTTATAGCATTGATATTTTCAGATTCAATAGATTTGTTCCACTTGGAAAAACGATTACGTTTCCTTATGATATTTATAAGAAATGAGTATTGTAATCGACCTCCGAGATGATGAAACTTGTTCATTTCATTGGCGTATAAGACAGTATCTGGAAAATAAGATAGACCACGGTTTACCATAAAGGCATTATAGTCTTTCTCATTTTCAAGTATATTTTTTTTAGTATTGGATATTGATTTTATTAATTCAAATGGATTCATATTTTTTTCCATACCCATACAGCAAGTTGAACTGGTGTTGTGCCATCTTTAATAGATATCATTGTTTCAATATGCATATCTAATACTTTAAATTTATCTTTGAACCATTTAAAAGCACAATGGTCAGCACTCTCTATTGTCCAATGCGCATATTCTGTATCAGGTTCCATATGAATCTCTGCTCTATTAAGATGAACTCTTACAATACATAGTCCACCTTTTTTTAACCATGAATAAAATTTATCAAAATGATATAGGTTCTCATTAAGGGTGCCGAAGTTGCATGAACCTAGAGCTAATACAACATCAGCAAAATCTCTATTAAATATATGATGTGCTTGATTAAAAGTTGCTTGGAAGTCTGCTCCTTCATACGGAGCTGCGTCAAATCCTATAAGGTTATTAATCTTTTCTTTAAATGGATTAATACCACAACCAGCGTCAATAACCAAACCATTAGGCTTTACTCCATTTACAAAGTCAGCCAATGCTATGCCTGAGCTGTCATGGTTATTAAAGTGGTCTATGTCATACGGCTTTCTGGTAAAAAAGTCAATGACTTTGTTTTCATTCTTAGTGGGTGGTTTTGACATATTGCACGTTATCCACTAAAAAAGAACGCCAACCTATTTTATCTAAATCAAATACATTGACCACATCTAAATTTTCTTTAGCTGTGCTTGTACCTTTAGGTGTATGTTCCTCGGGTATAAGCTTAGATTTAAGTGTGCAATTCATAACACGTTCAGTGCCATCTTTTTTTGTAAACATTATTTCAGCTACGTTGTCACGTAGTAACTCTTTTATATCTGCTCTATTCAT